CATTTATATTAAATTCTTGATAATCTTGTATAATTGATGATTGTGAAAACATACTTTTAAAAACATTCGATGGTTTATCATTATAAATATCATTTTCATTATTTTTAATTCTTAATCCATTTTGTGCAGGATATATATAACCATTATTATTTACTTTAGTAATATAAATAGTAATCATAATAATACCTGTACCAAGTATTAATATTGATAAATTATATAATATAGAATTCATTAAAATAAAATAGAAAATAATTTTATTTAAATGAACTTAAATATTCCCAATTTAAATATTTACAAATTTTCTCCCATATTTGATCGTTTTCCATAATTTTATCTAAATCTTTATGTAATGGAAAACATTCTAATAAATGATCTAATTCTAATAATTCACAGAATTTATGAAGAACAAAAGAATAAGATAAGAAATTTTTTCTATCTTGAGGTTTATGTTTAATCCAAGGGTCTTGTATCATTAAAAACATTCTCACAAACATTTTTTCCATATCTCTGGTAATTTTAGGTGGTGGTAATCCAGATAATTTATTGATTATATAGTGAATATGTTCGTATAAATTATTATATTTGAGTTTTTTCAAAATTATTCTCATTTTACAACGATTTAATGTAGTCAAATCAGTAATTCTTTTTCTATTTAATTCAGATATTATATCTTTGTAAATTTGTTCATCAATTTCAGGTGATTGTTTCGCTTGGAAGGCATTGAGCCATTCCCTAAATCTATTTAATCTTTTATATGGAGAATAATCTTTAATTTGAACATCTTCATCTAAAATTATAATTTCCATATCTCCACATAATGGACAGATATAAGATGATTCAACCAGATTTAAAATTTTTTCAATTTTACATTCGAGGCAATATTTTAATCGTTTCGTTCCATCATCTGGAGTTACTCGAATACCTTCTGTAATTTGACAATATTTTTCAAATAATTCCGTTTTATTAACTATTTTATCTACTTTTGGCTTTTCGTCAATTATTTTCTTTTTGCATAAAAAACTTAAAATATTTTTTGATTCTGCTTTTTCATCTTCAGTATCTTTTAAGTTATAATATGACATAAGTAATTCACCTGTTTTGTCATAATAATCCATTTCTTGATAATTGGTTTTTAATGAACTAATTTTATTTAAGATATCATCTTTTTTATCAAGCAATTCAGCACGCTTTTTTTGTTCAATATTCGTAAATTTTTCTCTAATTTTGTCTAATTCATTAATTTCATTTTGAATATTTATTAAATTTTCTTCGAGAGTTTGAAGATTTTGTTTTTCAGTTTCAAATTCTTTAATTTTTTGTCTGTGTTTATTTTCTAGAGTAGATGTTTTTTTGATGTCATTACCCTTGGTCGACATATAATTTATAATTACAAAAATACTTTATGTAATTTCAGAAATACTTTAAAAGATAGTATGAGAATTGTTTCACAATAAATATATAAAATCCTTTTTAACTTTATTATATTCACAAAAAGAAATTGTACAAAATGGAGATTTCAAACTAATTATACATTAATCCATAATAAATATTTATTTACAAAAATAAAAAATATTTAGAAAACTTTTTTTACAAAAAAATGATTTTTTGGGACAAAACTTTCTAAACTCAGAAAAAAGTTTAATTTTAATTTTTAAAAATTTTTTCTTGTATAAAGTATATAATCCATGGGTGGAGGTTTAATGCAACTCGTCGCTTACGGCGCACAAGACGTTTACTTAACAGGTAATCCTCAAATAACATTTTTCAAAGTAGTCTACAGAAGACACACTAACTTCTCTGTTGAACCTATTCAACAAGTATTCAACGGCGCTGCTGACTTTGGCAGAACCGTAACATGCAACATCAACAGAAACGGTGACTTAATCACCAACATGTACTCGGTAATTGAACTCAAGAACGGTTACACTGGTGATGACACCGAATGGGGCTACGTCAGACGCTTAGGCTATGCCGTAATCCAAGAAACCAAAGTTGAAATCGGTGGTTCTAAAATTGATGAACAATACGGTGACTGGCTCAACATCTGGTACGAATTAACCCACAAGGTAGGTCAAGAAAGAGGTCACGCTAAAATGATTGGTGACGTTACTGAATTAACCAGCTTTGACATCAGCCACAACGCTCACACTTTATATGTACCCCTTGCCTATTGGTTCAACAGACACAATGGCTTAGCTTTACCTTTAATTGCCTTACAATACCACGATGTACGTATTACTATCCAATACAGAGATGGCAACAGATGTGTCAACTGGAAATCTGAATCGGGTAGCACTTCTTCGTTCGACAATTTTGGCATGGAAGACTCGTACTTATTAATCGATTACGTATACCTCGATTCGGAAGAAAGAAAGAGATTCGCTCAAGCCAGCCACGAATACCTCATCGAACAATTACAATTCACTGGTGCCGAATCCTTAACCAACACAAATAACAAATACAGACTCAACTTCAATCACCCCAGCAAATTCTTAATCTGGGCTCCCCACTTACAAAAGTTTGCCAACAGCACCAACTTCGTTGCCTATGCTGATGACGGTGATTGGGAAATCGCTCGTGAAACTGCTGCCAAGTTAATCTGGTTAGCCAGCAGAGCTGGTTTAGACGGTACTGGTGTAGATGCGGAAAGTAATCCTGTTTGGACTTTACCATCTAATCGTCCAGAAGTTGAAGCAGCAGTAGGTACTAAATTAAAAAAATTAGCTGAAAGTGTAGATGCTCAATTAGCTTTCGAAAACGATGGCGGTGCTTTCCCTGCTACTGTAGACAATGTTATCCTCTTAAACAACGACTTAACATCGGAAGATTTATCCGTAACTGTAGACACTTTAAATGCTGGTAATACTCAAACTGATACCGCAGATAATGCAGATGCAAGCTATGCAGCAACTTTCTTAGCCGAGCACTCTGTTCTTGTACTCGACCACTTCAACTATGGTAGATACATTGATGGTACATCTAACCCTGTAAAATCTGCCAAGCTCCAATTAAACGGTCACGACAGATTCCAAGCCAGAGACGGCAACTACTTCAACTACGTACAACCTTACCAACACTTCAGCAACACCCCCGCTGATGGTATTAACGTATACAGCTTTGCACTCAAACCCGAAGACCACCAACCCTCGGGCACTTGCAACTTCTCTCGTATCGATAACGCCACCTTAAACGTTGAAGTTGTTGACAAGGATGACTTATCCGATGACTCCAACTTAAATATTTACACCGTAAACTACAACGTATTGAGAGTTATGTCCGGTATGGCTGGAACGGCATATTCGAACTAAAAAGTTTACTATATATTTTTTATTCATTTATATTTACAACGATATATATAGGAAATCTTTAAATATTATAACATATTTAAAAATTACCATCGATATAATAAAATTGAAAAAATTACTCTAAAAACATTTTATTATATAATATTATAGTATAATGAAATGTAAATATATTTTCCCTACAAATAAATTTTGTGTGAATGAATCAATTAATAACAAAAATTTTTGTAAAAGTCATATGTATTATGAAAATAAAGTAAATCTTCATGATTTAAAATGGTGTGACATACATAATTTTAATCTTATGATTTTTGATGATGACAAACAATATTATTGTAAGTTTTGTAAATCCATTAAAGATAAGAATAAAATATTATGTGAAGGTTTAACAAATGAAGGTAATACATGTAAATATAAACCATTACAAAATGATAATTATTGTGAACAACATCAAAATTATAAAAAATGGAAAATTTTAAGTGATAATGGTAAAAAAATATGTATTAATTGGATTCGTGGATGTTGGTCAGAATTAAATGATGAATTTTCGAGATGTTTAGAATGTAGAAAAAAAGAACGTATTAAAGATAAAAATCTACGAGAAATTAAAAAAGATTGTGCTTTGGAATCAACTCCAATAACTTTAAAATTAGATACAGAAATGAAAGAAAAAAATATAGAGAAAAAAGTAAAAAATAAAGAATATTTTCAAAAATATTATCAAGAAAAAAAGAAGATAGAACTTGAAAATATTAAAATTCCCGATGATATTTTAATTCTCCCAAAAAATTTTTCAATATTTGTTGATACGAATATTCAATATATACAATTTCAAAAATCAATACAAGGTACTAGGATAGCAGTTAAAAATAAAATATTATCAAATGATATACAAGCTGAAATTAATACATTAATTGATGAAAAAGTAAAAATAAAGTATCCAGATATAATTAATCAAGATAATAATGTAATCAATGCAAAACTATTTAAGTCATTGAATATGAAAGAAGAAGTTAGTAAAGAAATCATATGTGTTCCAAAACCAACATTACCAAATAATTTTTCTATAACAACTATATTAGGAAAAGATAAAATACAATTTTCAAAAACAATAAATGGAAACAAAATACAAGAACAAAAAACTATCAAATCTTATAATTTACAAAATGAAATAAATAATTTTGTAACTTTCTTAAATGAAAAATATGAATTGAATATACCAAATCAAACTATACGTAACCCCAATAATTGGAAAACTACTAACAAAATCCTAGAAAAAGAAGAAAATAAAGGCCCATCTAGACAGACAAAATATCTCGAAAAGAAAAAAGCAGAATTAGGTGAAGAAGCTTTCAAAGCATTAAAAGCGAAAGAAGCAAAAGAAAGGCGTGAAAAGAAAAAACAAGAAAACAAAAATATTGAAGTATAAATAGATTTAAAAATACTTTTGATATATATACTATAAAAAAATGTCTGAGTATAGATTTTATCATTGTTATCAAAAACCGTTTTCAATAGTTTGTCACCCTGTACCTCACCAACTTGTAGTACCATCCGAGCCAAACTCTCGTCTATTATTTGTTTCCAAATATGTGCCAGAAATATTGGATACAATTGTCTTAAATTACAAGTATTATCAAAAGGTGAAAATTATAAAAAATGTACCAAACTAGGTGAAGACTCTTATAGAAATGGAGGAAAAAATACAAACATCATTTAACATAAAAATATTTAAATTTCTCCCATATATTATATACAAATGTCAAGCGAAGAACATGATGAATATTATGAAAAGTATTTAAAATACAAATTAAAATATTTAGAACTTCAAGATCAAGCTGGTGGTTTACTTACTTTACAAAGTGGTGTATTTGCTTTCTTTTGCGGTAGTGAAGCTGCAGATTCTATCTGTACTGAAGTTTATAAAGCATCACCATCTGTAGCAAAAATCAATCAAATATTATCTAAATCTGGTATAGCGTACCGTGGTAAGAATGGTGATACAAAACTTACTGTAGTTGCTGAAAGTTTATTACGTAAAGGTTTAGCCAAAACACAAGTTTTAGCTGGACGAGCTGCTTCTGCTACCGTTTCATCAGGTAAAGCTTTAGCAAGGTCTATTAAAAGAACTGGTTCTAATTTAAAACAAAAAGTTTCTGAAAAAATAAGACAAATAAAAGAAAAAAGAAAAGCTAAACAAGCACCAACCGAATATTTAGATGACGCAGGAGTAGCTGCTCAAGAAGGAGGTGACTCTGCTCAAGAAGGAGGTTCGAAAAGTATAGGTTTAAGAAAGCCATTAAATATCAACGATGAAGATGATTTAATGGCTACTTTATCTAAATTACATGCCAAAAATCCAACAATTGATACAGCAGTTGTAATTGATATTAGAAAAGCCGGAGCAAATAAATGTTTAAAAAAGATATCAATATAAACTCATTAATTATTTTTTTAAATTATATTTAAAAAAATAATCATATATTTCTATAATGAAAATGAATCCAGTCTTTGTACCGATTGGTTTTGAAGATACTCCAACGAAAATTTTAGACAATTTGAAAATCAGATATGATAAATTACCTTTTGATTCAATGTTAAGTACACCAGAATTTGTGTATACAATCTTTAAATTAATACTTGTTGATAAAATGTCTTCTGAACAAATTGTAGATGAATATTTCTTTAATTGTGATAAAAGAGTTACTTTAGTGAAACCTGAAAATTATGTGATTGATAATAAAGGTAGTATTTTATTAAATAGCAAATATAATGTTTGTTTTCCTAAAGATTCTAAAGAAGATAGAGATAGATATGTTAAAAAAGTTACGAAATTAAAAAAGTTATTAGCTGATAAAAATAATTATTTTTATTTCTTTTATGTTTCTATATGTTCTGCTGAATATGGAAATTATACAATTGATAATAAACAAATGATTAAAAATTTATATTATCATATGAATGAATTAGATAATATATTTGCTAAAAATTTATTCGAATACAAAATTTTAATTTTTGATACTAAAGATGAATTACCAATGAAGAAACCTATCAAACAAAGAATTTATTATTATACAATTGAACCCAAGAAAACGAAAGAAGCATTATTTCCTGAAATAGTTCAAAAATTAGGTTCTACCATTATACTTAA